ACATGGCAAGAAGTAAATATATTGAAAGTGTCTTAAAGGCAGCAGGGGGTAGACCCAAATCAACCCAATGGTTTCGTGATAAAATCAAGGAATTTGGTACGCCATCATCTGCTAATTTGATTCGTGATGGTAAAAGAACATCAACACCCACCTTTGGTCTACTAAATATGTTTGTATATGACCCTAAAGGAAAGAAAGAGTTACCTTATTATGATACTTTTCCTTTGGTATTACCTATTGAAGAATATAATAATGGGTTTTTAGGAATTAATTTACACTATTTATCTATGCCAATGCGAATTAGACTATTGGATAGACTAGTGGATTATAGTAATAATGATAAGTTTGATAAATCTACTAAATTAAATGCAAATTATAGTAATTTAAAAAAGATAGACTTAATTAAACCTTGTTTAAAAAGATATCTAGCAAGTAATGTTAGAACAAATTTTAGAAAAATAGCAGCAGATGAATTTATGGTGGCAACACTATTACCTGTACAGAGATTTAAGAAACAATCTGACAGTCATGTATTTGCAAAATCAAGAGGAATGATATAATGGATTTTGGAAGTTTAGTAGAAGCAGGCTCTTCTGCAGTTTTAAATGAATTACTTGCACCACTAAGAGATGATGATGGTATTGCAATGCCATCTAGATACGAAGTTAGATTTGGAGCACCATCAGGTAGTAGGGGTTCAGGTGGAGTAGGTGCATCATCAAATTTATTTTCACAAATATTATTTGAAGACATAGGTGGTGGTATTACAAGAGATGTTGCATACCAATGTAATGCAATAAATTTGCCAGCTCGTGCATTAAACACTACATCAGATGACACAATATACGGCCCTGCTAGAAATCTAGTTCAAGGATATACCTATGGAGATGTTAGTGCAACTTTTTATTGTCACAATGACATGAGAGAAAAGAAATTTTTTGAAACATGGCAAAGAATAGCATTTAATCCACAAACTTGGGCAATGGGTTATTATGATGATTATGTGGGTAATGTTCAAATATTCACATTAGACCAAAACAACAATCGAAGATATGGAGTTGAGTTAGTTGAAGCTTTCCCTGCGGATATGTCACAACAGGCTTTAACTGGCGCACAAGCTACAGCACCTTTAGAATTTACTGTTGGTTTTAAATATAGATATTGGAAAAATCTAACAGATGAAGGAAGCTTACCTAAACCACTATTAGATAGATTACAAAATGTACTTGGTAATCAAGTCGAAAGACAATTACTAAGTAAGATACCAAAAGTATTAAGAAGATTATAATAAGGAGTGAAAAATTATGGCTTTACCTAAACTTGAAACACCAGTTTATACTTTAACAATACCTTCAACAGATGAAGAAATAAAGTATAGACCGTTCTTGGTTAAAGAACAAAAAAGAATGATAATGGCACAAGAATCTGAAGATGAACAACAGTTACTTGATGCAATGAAACAATTAATTAATGAATGTACATTTAATAAAATAGATGCGGACAAGTGTCCTTTATTTGATGCAGAGTATATATTTTTACAGATAAGAAGTAAATCAGTTGGTGAAACTTTATCTTTAAATATTACTTGCCCAGATGATAAAAAAACTATAGTTGAAAAACAAATACCTATAAGTGAAATTAAAGTATCTGTATTTGATGACCATTCAAGTGAAGTAAATATAACTGATGATATTAAGATAACTTTTGATTATCCTTTATTATCATCTTTTACAAAATATAATGATGCAACACAATCTGAAATAGCATTTACAGTAATAAATGAATGTTTAAGAGAAATATCTTGGGGTGATAAAACATACAACAAAACAGATATTAGCGATGAAGAATTAACAGATTTTGTTGACAATTTAAACACTGAACAATTTGAAAAAGTGATGAAATTCTTTACTACTATGCCTAAATTAAGACATGTTATTGAAGTTGAAAATCCTATCACTAAGGTAAAAAGTGAAATACCCCTAGAGGGCTTAAAAAGTTTTTTAGCATAGGGCTTTCTCATGAGAGCCTAACAAATTACATGAAAAGTAATTTTGCACTCATGCAACATCATAAATACTCATTAACAGAGTTAGAAAATATGATACCATGGGAAAGAGAAGTATACATGGGATTATTACAAAAACATATTAAAGAAGAAAACGAAAGAATAGAAAAGGAAAATGCAAAATATGCCAAATGATGACAAAAAAACAAATAGTACAGCAGCTACTTTTGATGAATGGCGTGTATTTCCTAGACTATTAATCTCTTTATATGGATTTTCTTTCTTTAGGACAACAGAGTGGTTTATGACATTACCAGACCCAACAAATGCACAATCTGCCTTTGTATCAGTAATTGTAGGAGCAGGTGCTGCTTGGTTTGGATTATATGTAGGCTCAACGAGTAAAAAATAATGGCTAAAAAAATAGAAGATAAAGTTGCAAAAGAAACCAAACTAGGTTTCAAAGAAATAACTCAAAAATTAGTCGAACTTAATGAAAAAGAAGATAAAAATATTGGTGAAATAATTAAATCATCTCAACTTAGTACCAGAAGAAATCAAATGATGGCTGAGGCAGCTGGTGTTTCCATACAAGAGGCACAAAGAAGAAATAAACACAATGATGAAATGGCTGCTCTCACAAAAGAGATAGAAGAAAAAAGTGATATTGCAGGTAAAGATTCAGCTGTTGTAAATAAACTTCAAGGTACGTTTGATAAGAAAGAGGCAAATGAGAAAAAAAGACAATTCATACAAAACAATTTAAATTTTAAAAATCTTGGTGAGGGTATCATGAAGATATCAGAGAACATAGGTGCAAAAGTGTCAGCTGGTGGTTCCATGCTTCTAAAGGGTATTGGTGTAATTGCACTATTTGCATTTTTACAATCAGATACATTTAAATCTATAGTAAGTGGTATTGTAGATTTTGTAACAGATTTTGTTGGTTTATTTACAGGTGAAGTAGATACTTTAGGTTTCATTGGTTCTCATTTTGGTAAAATAGCATTAGTATTTCTTTTAATGTTACCAAAAATTATTGCTATTGGTAAATTTATAGTTGGAATTCCAGCAATATTATCTGGTATATCTGCTGGTTTCGCAGCGATAAGTGCAGGCCTTGGAGCTTTCTTAGCACCACTTGGTGCATTACTTATTCCACTAGCTATCCCAATTCTTATTGTTGCGGCAATAGCTGCTGTTGCGTATGGATTAGTAAAATTGTTTAGGTCTTTTCAAGAAAACTTTAGTGCAGCAAATGAAGAATTTGGATTCTTTGGTGGTGTTGCAGTAAGTGTAATGGATGCCTTAAGAGATATATTTGTGGGTGTATTAGAATTTTTTGATTTTATAACTTTTGGTATCTTTGATTTTGGTTTTATTGAATATATGAAAAACCTTGATGTATTTGCTGGGTTAAGAACAGTAATAGAGTTTGTAGGTAATTTCTTTAGTGGGTTTTCAGATATTATATCAAGTGCCATTGGTAGTCTGGTACCTAATTGGGTTAAAAAATGGATACCTGGTACAGATGCAAATGCATCAAATACAAAATCAACAGCATTTAAGACTAATGTTGCTGAAGTAGGTGCGTCCATGTCTGGCGGTGCAGAAGACCCTGCAAAATATATTGCAAGAAAAGAAAATGAAAATATGCAAATGCGAAGAAAAGAAGAAATGATGTCAGAAAAAAGAGAAGTAACAATAATAAACAATAATACTAGTGTTAATAAGGGTGGAGATAGCGTAACACAAGTTAGCGGTGGTGATATTAATGTTCACGACTCTGCTAATGACCCTTACACAAATATGACTTAACTAGGATTTAGATGGTCTTCAGTTAGTATCTTAAATTCCATGTTGTGGTCTAGACAGAACTCAGTAGCAGACTTCCATTT